CCCCGAAAGATTGACGCAGCAGTGGCAGCAGTCATAGCCTTTGATAGGGCAACAGTTGGTAGAGTAGAGGCTGAGGAACTACTTCCGCAATTCTTTATTTAGGTTGGTCATGACAGCGACAATTCTCCAAGCAGTTGGCATCCTGACAATCTCAGTAGGTGCAGGTCTTATCTATCCACCAGCAGGTCTAGTTCTGCTCGGTGCTGGCATCCTCACTTTTGGTATAGCTATTGAGCGAGGTAAATAATGCTAGGAAATCTTTTTGGCGAGCACAGAGCTGTTAGCTTTCAAACTGTTTGGGGTGCAGGTGAGCCTTGGGGCTTGCAGTCAGAGTCCGGTGTAAATGTCACTACTAAAAAGTCTTTTGAGATTGTTGCCTTTTTCTCTGCTGTCAGCCTTATCTCTGACACCATCTCAACTTTGCCATGTGGGGCTTATCTAAGGATTGGTGCAACTCGCCGACCTTTGAACCCCCGACCAGTTTGGTTGGACCAACCAGATGTTGACCTAAGCACAAGGGCAGCGTTCTTTCAGCAGGTCTTTTCTAGCTTGTTGGTACATGGCAATTCTTACACTCGTGTCTTTAGAGATGCACAAGGACAGGTTGTAAACCTAGTCAACCTTGATCCTGAGAAGGTAGATGTTGAGCGTTCAGCGATTGGTCGCAAAGTTTACAAGGTGCAAAACGAGGGCCGGATGCTCACAAGCGATGAGGTCATTCACATTGTTGACCTAATCTTGCCAGGTGAGCTGACAGGACTTAGCCGAGTTGAAACACTAAAGCAGTCACTAGGACTAAACATTGCTCTAAGCGATTACGCTGCAAGGTTCTTTGGAACTGGTGCAAGTGCCTCTGGTGTCATTGAGTTCCCAGGCAACCTAACAAGCGAACAAGCAAAACAGCTTGCTGATGGCTTTGATGCAAGACACCGCAACGGCACACGCAGAGCACACCGCACAGGTGTCCTATCCGGTGGAGCTAAGTTTGTTGCTACTCAGACAGACCCAGAAGCAAGCCAAGCTTTAGAGTCACGCAAGTTTGCAGTCGAGGAAATCGCTAGAGCTTTCAATGTGCCACTTCACTTACTAGGTGTACCAGGCACAGCAAGCTACGCATCTGTTGAGCAGAACAATTTACAGTTTGTTTCAATGACTCTAAGACCGCTGGCGGAAAAGGTTGAGGCAGCGTTCTCTCGCCTACTACCTGGCGATGCTTTCATCAAGTTCCAATTCAACGACCTACTTAGGGCAGACCTAGCTTCAAGAGTCCAGTCCTACTCAGTCGGTACTCAGGCTGGTTTCTACTCAACTAACGACATCCGCAGACTTGAGGATCTAGAGCCAGTCGAGCAGGGCGACCAGTACCGAGTGCCACTAGCTAACATTGCCTTGGCAGACACCGAGGTCATAACACTTGAGAAGCGTGTCAAGATGGTGCAGCAGTTGGTCATCTCAGGCTTTACCCCAAGCGAGGCTCTTGCTGCTGTTGGTCTAACTGAGATTAGCCACACCGGATTGCCAAGCACACAGCTTCAGCCAATCGCACAGATTGACCCTGCCAACCCCGAAGCAGTTTACGGAGCACAGTAATGATCAACCCAGGCACTTACAACATTGTCTGCCCACAGGGTGCAACCTTTGACCGCACCTTTACTATAAATGTCAACAACGCACCTCTAAACCTGACCAGCTACACCGCTGCCATGCAGGTCAGAGAATCTTACGATGCGACCTCTGCTCTAATAAGCTTGACTAATGGCTCAGGTATTACGCTGGGTGGAACTGCTGGCACTATCGGCGTGGTCATCTCCAGTGCTGCATCATCGGCTGTTGACGCTGGTGCCTATTCCTACGATCTCGAAATCAGCTCAGGTGGAGTGGTGACTAGATTGCTTGAAGGTTCGTTTGTAGTTACAGGCAATGTCACTCGATGAGTCAAACAGTTGTTTCAGTAGTTGAGTCGGTCACAAAGGTCACTGTTGCCGAGCAGGATGTGACTGTATCTGTCACAGAGCAACCTGTTGTAATTACTGAAGCAACAACTGGTCTGCAAGGTATCCAAGGTGTGCCAGGACCAGCCAACACTCTAACTGTTGGCACAGTCACTAAGGCACCCGATGACACCGCTGTTGTCACAATTACTGGCACATCACCAGCTCAAACCATCAACTTCACTTTGCCAAGAGGGTTGCAAGGCATACAAGGAATCCAAGGTCTAAAGGGAGATACCGGAAACACAGGTGCTCAAGGTGCAAAAGGTGACAAAGGTGACACAGGAAACACAGGACCTCAAGGTGCCACTGGCTCGACAGGAGCAACTGGGCCTAAAGGTGATAAGGGTGATACCGGCGAGATTGGTCCTACTGGCTCGACTGGCCAGACTGGTGCAACTGGTGCCACTGGTGCTCAAGGCCCGACAGGTCCACAAGGCCCAACAGGACCGCAGGGAATCCAAGGTGTAAAAGGTGACACAGGTGCAACTGGTGCTCAAGGAATACAAGGTGTACCAGGTCAGTCATCGAGCTTTGTCAACTACAAGATAAGAACCACAATTACCTCTGGTGATCCTGGCAATACACACATCATCTACAACAACGCTACTCAGACAAGTGCAACACAGATAAACATCAGCCATCTTGATCTAGGCAACGATGATGTCAATTTACTTTTGCACCTTCTAAATCAGGGTGATTACATAATCATTCAAGACTCTAATGTGTCTGCAAACTTTCAAAAGTGGCTTTTGACAAGCAATCACACAAGCTTTAGCACTTATGACACCTTTGCAGTTTCGCTTGATTCATCAGGTGGAACTGGCACAACTAATTTCTCTAACAACACTGAAGTCATTCTTGTAATGGTAAGAGTTGGAGCTGTCGGCCCAACTGGACCTACAGGACCAACAGGACCGACTGGCCCTACTGGTGCAACAGGGGCACAAGGTATCCAAGGTATTCAGGGTGCAACAGGAGCTACTGGTGCAACTGGCCCACAAGGTCCAAAGGGCGATACCGGTGCTACAGGTGCTACAGGAGCAAAAGGCGATACTGGCAACACAGGAGCCACAGGTGTAATTGCTGCAACCGCACCATTGGCTTATGACTCTGGCACTCAAACAGTTTCTCTATCACAAACAACTATCACAATAAACGGAACCGCTGTTGCACTCGGTGGGACCATAACAGTAAATGCGAGGCTTGCCTAATGCCCTACTTCATCTCTGAAAACACCGATTGTCCTGACTGGGCAGTAGTCAAAGAGGATGGCTCAGTCGTATCTTGCCAAGACTCAAAGCAGTCAGCGATTGACCAGATGGTTGCACTATCCCTAGCTGAGGAACTTGAGCCTGGTGGCGAGCTTAGAGATCTACCTGACAACTACCGACCAGCCCTAGCCGAGGATGTCCCAGAGGGCAGAGCTTGTGGCAACTGCTATTTCTTCAATGAGGAAAGAGTCAACGAGGCTGGCGATAAAGCTTGGTGTGAGCGTTGGGATGACTTTGTTGATGGTGGCTATTATTGCAATGCTTGGGAGCCAGACGAGAATGATGATGATGATGACATGGGAGAGCTTAGAGCCGCACCTGACGCACTAACTGTTGGTGACTTTGTTTCTTGGAGCTCATCTGGTGGCAGGGCCAGAGGCAAGATTGACCGTATTGTCCGAGATGGTCAGATAAATGTGCCAAACAGTGACTTTACAATTACAGGCACAGAGGATGACCCTGCTGCCTTAATTGTTGTTTATCGAGAAGTGTCAGATGGCTGGCTAGAAACACCAACTAGGGTTGGCCACAAGTTTTCTACTCTTACCCTTATTGACGATTTACCTCTGTCCGAGGAAAGAGCAATAAACCAAGAGGCACCTGCCTACATGAGAGCAGCAGCTCGCCGAGGTCTTGAGTATTACGAGCAAGGTCTAGCTGGCGATGGTGTCACACCTGGCACTATCCGAGAAGCCAGAGCAATGGCAGAGGGCACAGTCAGCGATGACAAGTGGGTAAGAATTGCTGCTTGGATTGCTCGACACCTTGTAGATCTAGACAGCCCAGATGCAAATCCAGAGTCAGACAACTACCCATCAGCCGGTGTAGTTGCTCACTTGCTTTGGGGTTCAGGCCCATCTAAGAGAGCTGCACAGAGAACCAAAGACTACGCTGATTCAGTAGTTGCTAGAATCAGAGCAGAGGAAACTAACAGCATGGACAGTAAAAACAAGTGGCTAGATGTCGCAAGAGCGATTGCCCTAAAGATTGACGGACCACAGGCGAAAGAGCCAGAGGTCAGAGTCAACACGACCAGCTTTGAAGTAAGAGCTGAGGGCGATGGCATGACCTTTACTGGTTATGCCTCTGTGTTCAATTCACCATCTGAGGATCTAGGTGGCTTCATCGAGTATGTTGCCCCAGGTGCTTTCAAGCGTTCCCTACAATCTCGCAATGAAGTAAAGCTACTCTGGAACCATGACGCAGGTGAGCCACTGGCTTCCCTACGAGGTGGCACTATGCAACTTGTTGAGGATGAGGTTGGCCTAAAGGTCACTGCTCAGCTACCAAACACCACAAGAGGCCGAGATGTTGCCGAGCTTTTGAGGACTAAAGTTATAGATTCGATGAGCTTTGGTTTCAATGTAATCAAAGATTCATGGTCAAGAGATGGGCAGACAAGAACTTTGGAATCAGTCAGATTGTTTGAA